ATATTCACACACAACTTACGTGATTCTGCTGTTGCATTACCAGCATATTTATAACGCAATTTATATAGTCCAGAATCCTCTGAAGAACGTGCGTCACCATTACCTCTTAGTGATTGTTGAATAGATTGTTGAAACTGCTCAAGCAGGTGAAGACGATGAAAATGTTTTAAACAGCTTTATTCAACAATCTATTCAACAATCACTAAGAGGTAATGGTGACGCACGTTCTTCAGAGGATTCTGGACTATATAAATTGCGTTATAAATATGCTGGTAATGCAACAGCAGACTCACGTGAGTTCTGTGTGAATATGGTAGGCCTATCGCAATCTGGAATGGTTTGGAGACGTGAAGATATTGATGCTATGTCAGCTGCAGGTGAAAATAATGGCTTTGCTCCAGCTGGTAGTTCAAGCTATGATATATTTAAGTATAAAGGCGGTGTTAATTGTAAGCATCACTGGCAACGTGTAATATATATGCGTAAGAGAGATCAAGGTAGATTTTTACCTAATGACGGATTGAATAACGATAAAGTTGTTAGAAATGTAGATTTCTTAAAGCCTAAAGGTGAAGAAGCAATTAACAATTTTATTAAACAGATTAAAAAGGAGGTATCCAGAGCAAGCAAAGCAATGAAATTTATTGAGGACTTAAAAAAGCAACCTGATTTATTTAACCAAACAAGTTTATAACATGGAAAAGCAAAGCGAAATTTTAGCAGCACAAAACAACACGCCTCAATTAACAAGCTACGAAATCATTAAACGTGATCGGATAGAAGGTACACCTTTCGAAATCGTAACAACTGAGCAAGGTAGTTTTGGAGCATTCGGTAAATACCGTCTAACAGAGTTCATGGAGTTTGACCAAGTACAGGACAGAATTTTGTGTAAAGACTGGGAAATCCTATTTTCGGTAATGATAGCATTAATTAATCACAGCAAAACAGAAACAAATGAGTAAAGTCACTTTAGGCGGAGAACGCCTTGGAGCAGGTAAAAAAATGAAGGTTGACCTGCACGGATTTGAAAGATCAACGCACGACCTAAGTTACATTTGGCGCAGCACTATGTCAGCGGGTACACTAGTACCGTTCATGCGTGAAGTAGCGTTACCCGGAGACACATTCGACATTGAATTAAATTGCGACATCAAGACACACCCGACAATCGGTCCTTTGTTTGGTAGCTACAAAGTTCAGCTTGACGTATTCGTAATTCCAATGCGTTTGTACATGTCCGGTCTGCACAACAACATGCTTAATATAGGCATGAACATGAGCCAAATCAAGTTGCCTAAAATTAATCTAGCTGCTCAGCCATATACAAACTCTGTGCAGGATTTGGACAATTTCCAAGTTAACCCATCATCTATTTTCAGCTATTTGGGTATTCGCGGTGTGGGTATTCCAGACGCAACAGCCGCAGGAACGGATATACAATACCGTAAGTTTAATGCAATACCTTTACTTGCATATTGGGATATTTACAAACAGTATTATGCTAATAAACAAGAAGAAGAAGGAGTTGTAATTCATACCCCTGCTGATATCAATGTCACATGGGTAGACTCTGTTTATGTATCTTCAGATGGCACTGATGGCAATGTAGATCAATGGCCAGGTTTAGACCTTAATATTGATGCTTTGAAAGCTGGTGATGCTATAAAAATTACCACTATAGGTTCTGACTTTTTCCCTGACTTTGCAGCCCTTATTTTTTCTGACGGAACAAGCGCATCATTCAACCAAGTTGTAGGTGGTTCATGGTTCAATTCAGGGCTTGACTGGATCGGAAATGTACAACCTTTATATTTTGGTAAGAAGGTTATCTCATGGTCCTATGCCCTAGAAACAGTTAACACTGTCATACCGCCTAATCTTGTACGGTTCCCATTGAGTGATATTGATAACATGAGGCAATACATATTAGCTACACCTTATAACACTGAGGTTATAGTTAATGACAGTACATTCGAACCATATACATTAGCACTTGAGGTAGGCGGTGAGGTACCGGGTTATTATGGATCATACCGTTTCACTCAGGAAGGACTAGGCGTCAAAACTTACCAAAGCGATTTATTTAACAACTGGCTTAGCACTGACTGGATAGACGGAACAGGTGGCATTAACGAAATTACAGCCGTTGATACGAGTGGAGGGTTTTTCAATATTGATACCCTAAACCTATCGCGTAAGGTATATGACATGTTGAATAGAATTGCCGTTAGTGGTGGGACATACGATGACTGGCTGACAGCAGTTTATGATCATGAAAGCTGGAACAGGGCCGAAACACCTGTGTACCTTGGCGGACTGATCAAAGAACTCGTATTTCAAGAGGTAGTTAGCAACAGTCAAAACGGTGACCAACCATTAGGAACATTGGCCGGTAAGGGTGTGATGGCACAGAAACACAAAGGCGGTAAAATCGTGGCACGTGTTGACGAACCTAGTTACCTTATGGGTATTATTAGCTTGACACCTCGGGTTGATTATAGCCAAGGAAATAAATGGGACGTACATTTATCAACAATGGACGATTTACACAAACCATCACTTGATCAAATTGGTTTTCAAGAACTGATAACAGAGCAGATGGCATGGTGGAGCACAAATAAACCAAGTGACGGTGACCCATGGGCAACTAAAAGCGCAGGTAAACAACCGGCATGGATTAACTACATGACGAATGTTAACGAGGTCCGAGGTAATTTTGCTATATCTGATAACGAGATGTTCATGACGCTTAACAGGAAATACGAAGCGTTAGGAATCGGTGATCCAGATAGTGAATTTGAAATTAAGGACCTTACAACGTACATTGACCCTAGTAAATTCAACCACATATTTGCACAAACAAGTCTGGATGCTCAAAATTTCTGGGCGCAAATTAGTGTTGATATGATTGCTAGAAGGAAAATGAGCGCTAAGGTTATGCCGAATCTATAACGGTGTTGTTTAGTATGGTTAGAGGTAAGTCCGTATCCATGAACAACCTCGGGGGATTGTTTTTACATTCCCCCCTTTTTTAACCATTTAAATTTAAAATTATGTATAAGCACACAAAAGCAGTAATTAGTAAACTAACAGGAGTACCAAGTTACACAGGAGAGAGCATCGAAAAAAAGGTAGAAAGAATTTTGGGTAACAAAGAACCTATTAAGGATGGAGCACCTATAATTTACACAGAAAGGAAAGACGGAGTTTTACCAAGCTACAATATTAAAACAGATAGATGGGAAGTAGCGGTAGATGCAATGGACAAAGTAACTAAAAGCCACTTAGCTAAACGTGAAGCAAGAGGAAAGGTAGTTGATATGAATGCTAAGAAGGATGACACCGGAGGTGAGTCTTTACAAGGTACTGACACTGTAACTCAATAAGTTACACATTAAGAAAATGAGCGGTACGCATGTAAACTATATTATGAACTATATGTGTACAGCTTTTTACAAAAGCTCGAAAATCTATTAACATGGGACCAATTGGGACGGCAGCCCTCGGACTTGGTGTAGGGGCAGTAGAAAACGCAAGCGATTTGGTATTTGGACAGTTCAGACAGGATCAGCAACTTAAAGGACAAAAGAAAGCATTAGCTCAGCAAAATGCAGCAGCATTGGACATGTGGAACAAAACGAATTATGGTGCACAAATGGGACATTTAAAAAGTGCTGGATTAAATCCGGGATTAATTTATGGTATGGGTGGAGCAGGAGGTCAGCTAGGAAGCAGTAATGCGATGCCTGAAGCAGCGAAAGCAGGAACTATGGATATTGCTGGAAATGCACAACTAGCTTTAATGCAAGCACAGAAAGAAAACATTGAAGCAGACACAAAGAACAAGGAAGCGGAAGCAGCGGCCACGGCAGGTGTAAGAACTGAAAAAATCCGGACTGAAATTGATAGTATTAGACAAGATATTAAAAATCAGGTTGCAGAGGAGGCTTTGACAGATGCTGAAACTGTATTGCGTAGAATTGATGCAAGGTATCAGGGAGAGACTGTTGAAGCTAGGATTGCTAGTGTCGATACTCAGCTTAATAAGTTGCAAAATGAACTTCGAATTATCGAAAACAACGCAGACATCAGTAATGCAACTAAAGACACGGCAATACAAGCAATCAAAGTTGATCTATTGCAGAAATTGCTTGATCTTGAAGCGACAAAGCAGGGTATCAGTGAAAGTAAAAGTCGGCAAGGATTAATGAGCACACAGGGCAAAAAATTACTGGCTGATATTGTGCAGGGTTATATAAGTTTGGAAGAAGCTGGCAAGCGTAGAAACGTTGATGAAGATAAAGTTAACCTTGAAAAGCAAAAGTTTGAACTACACAAGTTTACAGGTATTCCAATGGACATCATCAATAGTGTTATTGGTTTCGGAGTGGTGAAGCAGATATTAAATCCGGGAAGGACTGTAATCGAAGGTTTCAAAAGGTAGATATGTGTCTATATCCACGGTTGATGAGTAACCCTAAGTACAGGGCAAACAAAAAGAATGGGGGGATAATTCCCCCCATTTCTGACAAAAGGGTACAATATGTCCCTATTGGTTGCGGAACGTGTATTGAATGCAGAGCTCAAAAGGCTAGAAATTGGAAACTCAGATTGATGGAAGATATAAAGGAACACAAAAACGGTAGCTTCATAACATTGACATTCAGCAGTGAAAGCATTAAAGAACTTATAAACGATGAAAAAATAAAGAAACTTAAGGGATATGACGTAGATAATGCAATGGTAACAAAAGCAGTTAGATTGTTTTTAGAACGGTGGAGAAAGAAATATGGAAAATCATTAAGGCACTGGTTTATAACAGAACT